TATGTATTTCCTTTATGGAACTCACCCCAGCATTGCATATTACAAAACTCTTTATTATAATTAACTGTATCACAATTTTTACATGTATGATACTGCAATGTACGAATTCCTTTATTTACAGGGCCATTTAACTTAATCCATGCACCCAACCTTTTACCAGATATCTCTCCCCCTTTTTTTCCATTAATAGCAGCATTTATTTTTATTCTATCAGAATTTCTATATTCTAACATTGCTTTTGAATAATTTCCTTGCTTTGCTAAATCAATATGGTGTTTTCTGTGCTCGAAAAAATTCATACTACAATCTAAATTTTCAGGGGAATTATTATATTTATTTAGATCTTTATGATGAATTACTTTTCCTGGCTGCTTAATACCGTAATGATTAGCCACTAATCTATGTGACATTTCCCAATTGCCAGTTCCAGGATGATATACTTCAGTATAACCAGAAATATTTTTTGTAGTAGATAATCTAGTATATAATGGCATTAATGACTCACCTTCAATTAAATTTTGCGCTTCTTTCCAATCTCCATTGCGTGTCATAAAAAGATGGTCTGGAGTACAGTCAATAAACTTATCATTATCCAAATGAACACGTACTACTTTTGCATTCATACGAGTAAATCCAGCCCATTCTATTTCGCCGGGTACAATTAATTTAGTATTTTCATCAATTGAATATACATAATTTTTAATTCCTTGTTTATAATCTTCAATTAATTGTCTTGCTGTTTTTTCTTCTCCGGAGATTAGAGGAATTGTTGTATCAGGGGATATACATAATCCCTCTTCGTATCCTAAAAATGATTTAGGCACTTTAAGTGCTGCCATCATTTTAGTTTTAAGATATTCCAAGTCATCAATACCCGTAAATTCCATACCGGCTAATGTGTCGATAGCAGTACCGGATTGTCCACCGCGAACGGGAAGGAAGTAATCTTCCAACATGTTCATCATGTTGAATTTTAAATTGTACTCGCCAGTCTTTTCATCAACAAACGGAGTCTTTTTCATTTGGTTGATAATTTTTTGCATGTAATTATCAACTTCATTAGGTGGAATATTTCCTACATCTATTTTGAAAATACGCTTTTCAGGCGCACGCATAATACGATGTATTAACATTGCGTCTTCCATCAATGTCAATTGTTTCCAAACTTTTCTAGCGCCTTCAATCATTGACTTACCATATGGTAAGAAATTGGAATCATTTAATAAACGAAAGTGAGCAATTTCGAAATTTTCATAGGTAATGTTTCCACCACCTAACTGTTTAAATTGCACGTGATATGGATTGTTAATATCCATTCCTTCTTCACGAATAATTTCATAAGCAGACATTGGAACTACATTGACAATTCCAATTTCTTCTTGAATGTCTAAATGTAAAAATAAATCTCCATATTTACACATATTACGAACCCACGGCCATAAATTGAATTCAATGTTTAGTACATCGTAAAATAAGTTATGAAGTATTTTTTTAATATTTTCATTTTCACTTGTAATTCTTAAGATGTCACCAAAGTCATCTTTCATACAAGTTTCGTCTGCATAAATATCCAATGCCGATGATATGATAGCATCTTGATCCATTACTTCAAAATCTGTATATAGTTCAGTCTTTGAAGAAAAGTAATTGTAATTGGGGCTGTATGTATTTAATGAATTAGGTCGTACACCATGAAGTCTAGTAAAACGATCAATATATTTGGAATTGTGTGCGTTACCTACGGATTGTAAGTGGTCATTATCTATTACACGTAACTGATCCTTGCCGACTTTACGTACGATAACATTATTATTGAATAGACGTTTTAGTCTGCCATAAAGTGTTTTATCTGCCATGCTTTATTTAAGGTATTTAAAATAAATATCAATATTATTAATATCCAAGATTATTTTACAGTAACCAAGTAATATCATCATGACCCATTTTACCTGTCTTGCCTACAGGCATTGTCCAACCAGCATCTTTTAATTGACCCGGTCTGCTATTATATACCCCAGCACCTTTACTAAAATGGTCTAAAGCTTTTCTACTTAAATCCATTCCTTGTTGACGAAGCTTCAATGCAGTGTCTCTGATCCATAATCCGATGGAGAATGACATTACTAAATCGTCATTGTATCCATGCTGTGCTTCTGGTCTTGAGCCATTCCAAATAAATACTTGCAATTCTTCAAGTAATCTTCTACTTTGAATAACGGGTACTCGCTCTCGCATATATGTATCCAATTTAGAAATTACTAGAGGACGAGTTCTCGAGGAAGTAGTAAACCCAGGTGTCATTTGTGATGTGTCTTTTAAATCAACGTATCTCGCTAATTGTTGAGACACGTCTGATACTGAACTGTCTTTAGGAGAATAGTATAAATTTTTATAGCCCCTGTCAATTGCTACTTGAATTGAAGCCCATCCAACATTGGCATTTTCAATCACCAATAAAGCGTCATTGTATTCAGTAGCGATATTAACTAGTAAATTTCCATATTCTTTAGTAGATATTTGTCCTTTGAATTCGGCTACTTGAGTAACTGATTCTACATCAATAACGTGAAATGCTGAATAGTCAGCTCCATCACCTCGAGCAACGTCAGCTACCACTACATAATCTTTAGTATAGTCAGCTGCTTCCCAAATCCATAATTCACTACCAATTCCTCGTTTTTCTATAGGATCTTTTATGTATGTTGTTTCATACCATTTTAATAACGGGCCTTCAATTACGGAATGTCCTGAAGTGATAAAGTCACAGTTATGTGATACAATTCCATCTACTATAAAAATATTTCCGCGATTAACTTCTATAATATCATATAACTCTATAGGCTGAGTTTCGATATTAATATCAATAACAGTCGCGATATTATTATCTATTGAATCTATAGTACTACCTATTCGAAGCTTGTTAGCCTCTAATTCTAATCCATTGCTAATAAATTTATGCGTTTCAGAGCATTTTAATGTAATATTTGACGATAATGTAATTGCATAAATTTTATCTTTACATAACTTACGTATGCCAGCAAAATCTTGATACCCATTAGGCGTCAATACTTCAAATCTTGTATTGCGTTTTATTTGCATTTTATTGTTTAATTCTAATAAAATTGACTTACATTCTTCAATAGAATATAAACTATCTATATTGTCTAATACTGATTTTGATTTTACCCAACCTTCTTTTACGTAATTCATAATATTATTTTTACAGACACATTCCTGAGTTTATAATATATATATATTAGCTATCTAAATAATCTAAATTATATAAGTCTTCTAATGTTATTTCAAATTCTTCATTAGTTAGCTTATCTCGTACCGTTACTTTTGATTCACCCCATAAACAATCACATTCTTGTGCCGCTCCTTTAGGGCCTAATAAAGTATCTTGTTTATCTCTCCAAGTTTGATTTCGATCTGGATGCACATCCCAACGTAATCTAATAGGAAAGAATTTATGACTGTCGACTAATCCAGTGCCTGTTTCAGCTGACACCCATGTTTTATGAAAAAAGTTACCGGTTCCGTTAGGTGTTGATAATATAATTGCGCCACCGCCTGTAGCTAAGGTTTGTTGCGCTGAAATCCAAATTTCTTCCGCGTTAGAAACAAACGCACACTCGTCAATGATTAATAATGACAATGCTTCTGAACGACCTGAATCCCCTGATGATGACGTAGCCTTGATTTGAGAGCCATTGGTAAATCGCAATGACAATTTGTTATCTTCCGTGGTAGGTAGCTTCAGCCATGATGGTAAATTTTCATACATGACTTTTACCTTTAACACTAAATTTTTTGCGACTTCTTGTTTAGTTGCAATAACTAGGATATTTTTATCCCCAAAAAATGTCATAAGCCATAGTGCATAGCCTGCAGTTAGCGTACTAATACCTAGCTGTCTAGATTTTAATATGATGTTATAATCATGATCTCGTAGGTCTCTTAAAGCGGTCTCTTGAAATGGATATAAATGAAATGGAATTTTTCCTTTTTGTGGATGTTGTATTTGACAAAATCTTTTCATGAAGTGTGCTGGGTCTTGCGCACATTTCTTGTATTCATCCCTGATGATTTCTTTTAATGATTTTCCTTGTGTTGTGCTCATAACTTTATTTTTTAAATGAAATTTTCCAAGCCATGCTGCCTGCGATATACGGATCTAAATTGGAATTAACTCCGATATGCAATCCGAACATTTTGTCTTTCTTTGTTACTAATGATAAATTAGCTCCTATGTAAACGTAAGTAGGTTTTTGAATTCCTATCTCCCCTCCGCCGAATATTTTCATAACAGGAGGCTCTTTTACATATATTGTATTTTCTATAGTAAACTTATTTACATTTGTATACCATTTTCTTCCTTTTATACTATTTTTTTCAATGGTATCTGTTACTGCGATATATCCTAATGACTCCTTTAATTGCAATGTATCTTTATATATTGTTCTAGAAAAATATTGATTTACAATTGTCTGTGTATCAATTTTTTCTGGAACTGAGATATATACAGGTACATCATGATAAATGTCTTTGCCCGGCTTTGTTACAGTTTGTGTGATTGGCACGAAAATCGTGTCTGTTTTTTTCTTTACTACATCGTAAGTCTTTCCATCTATCTTAACAGTCTCTGCAGGCTTTACTGGATCTTTGGTAGATGTACATGAACGTTGTAAGACAATGATAACTACTAAAATAGCGATTATTAATAAAGAAAAATGTTTTTTAATAAATTCGAATGTTGAAACCATAATACTTCTTTAATATAAATATTAAAGATGTAATATATTAAGAAATTGTAGCGGGGGTGGAAGGCGCAGTGGTCGCTGCAACTACTGGATAAGTGCCTGCAGTACCGGTAACTAACTGTCCAGGATTAACTATTATAGTAGCTTGTTTTATATATGAATCAATGGCAGAGGCTAAATCTTTAGCTAAATCGATTTGAGCCTGTGCTTGATTTTTTTCTGAATTAGACATTTTTTGAAACGCAGCTAGTATCTGAGCTTCTAATAATGGTTTAATTAATGGCATAACTTATTTATCTTTAATAGGGCCGCCGACAATCCATGCATTGCAAGTTCTAGAACCTGCACATTTGAATTTGTGCATGGTGCAATATCCTAATTTTCCAGCTTCGATAGTATCCCAAGTGTCTTTTTCAGCTCCTTCAGTATCATCTGTTTCTGGCTCTTGCTCAGGAGCTTGAGTTTGAATATCTTCATCTTCTTGAACTGGCTCGTCTTCTGGAACTTGATCTGAAGCTAATGATTTTTCAATACAATTTAAAATTCTAGAAGTTATATTAAACGCAGCGCATGAATTACATCTTGCAGATTTAGCTTCTTCTATAGTATCTTCTTTCCATAAAGCTTGTTTTGCTTTCCAAAATTTAATATTTGGATTGTTCGGATTCAAAGGCCCGTATCCATACTTATCAATAGCTATTTGTCTGTGCTCTAAATTTACTTCTACATTTTGAGTAGCAACTGGGCACTTTGGAGCTTCTCCTTCAGCTTCTTTTAATATGTCTTTTAATTTGATCATTTTATTTTATTTTTATAAAAGATTCTTTAAGCATAGAGTCTAATTTTTTATTGACATTGTCGACTTTTAATTTAGATTTAACTTCAGCACTATACGGACCTGTATAATCAATAGTTCCATTTTGAATATCTTTAGCTACTTTAGCTACTTCGTCAGCATTTACAACTGGCATATCAATTCGTGCTGGAGCTCCAGGCATTATATTTTTAGGTAAATTATCTGCATTTTTCATCATAATTTCTTTACCTTTATTGAAATCTCCGTTTCCTATTTCAGAAACTGCTTTTACTACTTCCTCTGCAGAATTGTTATCGTTACCTTCTTTTGAAAATTTATCAATAACTTTGCCAATTACATTTCCTGTAAAATTCTTAATATCTCCTTTTCCTGGATTACCGCTTCTTCCTTTTGCCGCCGTAATTACATTTAAAACAGAAACTAATTTTTGTGCAGGTAAATTAATAAAAGTAACGTCGACATTAGCTTTTGGATCTGCTAACATTGTAGCTGCCCATCTATGATGTCCATCCATTATAT